TGGTACTTGAAAAATGGCTATATGACATTGGAAGACATGAAAAAGTCTATAGAAGGTGATTTTAAATAGACATGGAGATACAAAAGGAAATATTGCCATCAAAGATAAGAATCAACGAAAACGTTGAGATAGATATTTCTGACGTACTTTTCGTAAAAGACTGGAGTGAAATAGGTAATTTGGTATCTGCAGAAGACTTCTTGGAAGCATTGGATGGAATAGCAGATGAATAAAAGATAAAGATAGATATGCCAAAGATAGAGAGATGGATAATAGATAAGGTTCTTGATGCGACGAGCATCGTTGAAGTCATAGGCGACTTCGTGGAACTTCGCAAGGCTGGCGTGAACTATACCGGCTGTTGTCCGTTTCATGACGATCACCACGACGGGAACTTTATTGTGCGTCCAGAAGGCGTGAAGTCTGGTGGCGGCACATACCGATGCTTCGTCTGTGATGCTAAAGGTGGAGTCGTTCAGTTTCTGATGAATCATGAGCACATGACCTTCCCTGATGCTATTCGATGGCTCGGAAAGAAGTACAACATTGACGTAGATGACGTACCAATTGACTACACTCCACCACAACCACGTCCTAAACCATTGCCTTTGGAAACGCTGAGTATTCCTCGAGATGTGGTTAGGAAGTCAATGCGCTACACCCAGCGTGACCGTTTCTGTAACTGGCTACGCAATTTGCCTTGGGAAACCGAAGAAGAGCGAGACAGGATAGAGAAGACGTTATGGAGATATTGTGTAGGTCATTGGCGAGATGGGCGTGTAATCTTCTGGCAAATTGATGAGAGTGGCAATGTGCGAAGTGGTAAATTGATGAGATATCTACCTAATGGCCATCGTGATAAAAAACGTAATCCTGGATGGATGCATAATCAGAAGAGTATTCGTGAGCAAATCGACTTCGAGCATACGGAGTTCCGCTCAACACTTTTTGGTATGCATCTCGTCAACAAATACCCTCAAGCAACCATTCATCTTGTGGAGAGCGAGAAGACTGCGTTGATTTGCGCCATCCACTTTGGCGAGATAGAACAGGATTTATTTTTGGCATGTGGCGGTTTGAAAAACCTAAGAACAGATACGCTGCAGCCGCTCATTGACATGAAACGTAACATCTGTTTGTGGCCAGATAAAGACGGCATTGAGGAGTGGAGAAAACTCTTCGGCGAATACAGTTATAACAGGATGATACTTAATATTGATTTTCTAGATCAGAATTGGTGCGAGCAAGACGGCGCGAAAGCGGATGCTGCTGATATTATCATCCGTGTCATGCAGGATAGAGATAAACAAAAAATTACCAAAATATGAAGAAGATAATGTGTTTACCAGGGCATGGGTTTCTTGATGATTTTGATATATCAGATTTGTTAGAGCATGAATTCTCACAATGTGAGATAATCGTGCCTGGATTGTTCAAAGAGAATCAATGGATTTATCCTCAGGAAGCTATCCCATATATTAGCAAACTTTGTGAGCAATTGCGTCCTGACCTGATTATTGGCATCGGGCTTGGAGGGTATTATACAATAAAAATGCACAATTATCGCAGAATCTGTATAAATCCAAGCACTTTTTATACTCCAATGGTATTTGAGAATAGCGTCACTCTCGAAGAGTTGGATAATCACCTGTTTGACAGCTTATCAGAAAATAGTCGTCGTTTATTGCGTTGCTATTTTATTCATGAACTGCCTCACATATTCCCTCTTAAAAAGTTTATGCAACATCTCCAAAATAGTGTAATTGATATTCCTCGGTGTAGAGGAAATGATGAAACCATTTTTGAGTGTGTAATTAAACCGATTATTCACCAACTAATCTCTCCTGTTTGGGATTTGTGTGACAAATATGATGAGATGAAGATTTATGATGGTGGTCGTCTTGAATATTACTTGGTAAAGAAGAATGGTAAATACGGTATTCTGGATTCAAATGGAAATGAAATAGTACCAGTCATTATGGACGAAGTCCATGAAATGATAGATACAGATGGATGTATACCATTGTTTAAGGACGGAAAGTGGGGATTGGTACATTTCTACAATTATGTCGCACCTGTTTATGATAGAATGGTGATTAGATCCGAGGAATATGTAGAAGTCTGGTTAAATGGTGTGCAAGGATGGCTTGATATTAAAGGTAAATTCACAACAGATGAATCCCAGGCATATATAGGCAGCTGGTATGATTTTGAGAAATAAAATGAAGAATACAATGGATATAATTAAGACAGGCTTTTCTGTAATTGATGGAGTAATCGGGGGATTTAACGCCTCAGAACTGGTAGTGATTGCTGGCAGACCAGGTATGAGAAAGACATCTCTTGCATTATCGATTGTTAGGAATATAGCTATTGACGAGAAGATTCCTTGTGCATACTTCTCTCTTAAAATGAATAATGTCAAGTTAGTGACACGCTTAATCTCGAATGCTTGCAACATCAGTGATAGTAACTTGATAAGTGGTAAACTCAGTCATGAAGAATGGGAAAGACTGGATGGAAGTATTAAAAATCTACTAGACTCACCGCTATATATAGATGGCACTCCTGCTCTTCAACTTGAAGATCTTATAGATAGAATACGCCGGTTTGTGAAAGAACATGGAGTAAAACTTGCCACTATTGATTATTTAGGACTAGTTGAATACACGACAAGACGGTTGGAATTAGATGTCGTTCTCAATTCATTGAAGATGCTTGCAAGCGAGTTAAATATCGTCATTATAGCTTTGACAAACTTATATATAGGTAATGAAACACCCGAAACAAGAGTTCCTGATATGGCAGATCATGATGAATTCAAAGCAATCGGGCAATATGCAGACTGGACATTTTTTATCTATCGTTCAGAATTATATGGAAACGATGATAGTAATACATGTCGCGTAGTCATCTCAAAAGATGGAGAAACTCCCTTGGGTACCGCGACTTTGAAGTATCAATGGTACACAAGACGATTTGATAATAATTGATGGTTACTGGAAAGGATTGGATACAAGAATTGTTTGCAGAGCAATATGAGCAGAAGTAAACTTAGAAACAAATGGATACGGAAACAGTACTCAAACCCGGGGTGGTCTTATATGAGAAGAAACATGCAGGATCCAAACCGAAATCCCCATCGTTTGGATGAAGTTCCCAAGAACTATCCATCCCGCTATATAACGGATCATTGTAGTGCATGTGTATATTGGCTCCAAGAATCAACATCATTTGGCGGCCATAGTATACCCAAAGGGGGACATCGACGGGTAAGTGGTCTGCTTCGTGCAAATGTAAAGGAAGAAATCAGGAAACAAATAGATACAGAACTAAATGAAGAAGGATAAAAACGCACCCATCAGGGTTATAGACATAACAGGAAAAATGGATAATTATGTTACGTTGGAGGAGTTTATGAAGAAGACGGAGTATAAGTTTAGTTGTGATTTTAACATGGCTGGCAAAGGTGTTGTTAGTTCTGATAAGGTTAGAGTTTACTATCGATTCTGGGGGCAACTGGGGCCTGCCAAAATCAAACTCGACTGGAATGATGATGATGCCATGCCCTTTGTGTATTATCTTGACCAGAAAGGGAGAATACAATTCGGTTCTTCAGATGAAAGGCATCCAGACCTCTTTAATAAAATGGAACGTTGCCGCTTTAGTTACCCCCATATATATTATAAGGGAAGGTTATGGTCAAAACGAAAGATGATAGTCTTCGATCAGTTCTCGGATAGTAATAAAGAAGAAATGTATGGTCAATTTCGGGAATTCCTTGACATTATAGAACATTATGTGGAAGACATTCATGCGTACAAACTTGTTTTCCCCAAAGCAGAGGGTTGGAGTGACGTTTATATGAACACTATCAAAGATGTCTTTGATATGTGTCTGGATGAATCTACGCGTCTATATATGAAAAGGCATTCACCTGTTGGAGGGAAGTGGAGAAAACTTAAACGTCCACCCAAATCTACTTCAGATACTGAAGGAACGTAAAAGCGTC